TTATTTATCGGCTTTGCCGTCTAGTTTGTCAAAGATTTGTCTGCAAAGGTCTTTCACCTCACGCAAATCTTCTTTGTAGTCGTTTTTCCCAACGTAGTCATGCGGCATCGCACGAACGTCTGAATCCAAGCGCTCGATTGCCTTGGTGATGCTATTCAATGTCCAGCCGCCAAAGAAGGCAGCTATTGCAACGGCTCCGTTGAAAAGAACTTGGTAGTCCATCAGTTCACCTCGGGCCAGACTTGAGCAGCCAAGACAGCAACCAATGCGTCAACATCAGCAGCGCCAGCGATTGCAGCCAACAATCGGTCACATTCAGCAAGAACGGCAGCACGATAAGTGACTGTCGCATCTGGAATAGCAACTTTGCGCTCGTATTTGCGAACGATCATCCAATCAGATGAAGCAAGCAGCTTGTTAGTGGTGTCTTTGATCTGTGCAGACCAGACTGATTTCAAGCCTTTAGTCACCAAGCGTTTGTCAGAATCAACCATTGCTGGCTGACCGTCAACCTCGCCTAATACCTTAACAAACAAAGGATTGCCTTGTTCGTCTGATTCCTCGCGGTCTTCAAGCAACTTTGGAGCGTTTACGCCCCAATAAAAACGATCATCCCATGTTGCTGCATCGGCTACTTCTGTGATACCAATGGCAGCACGTTCTTCAGGAGAAGCTAAACGAAGCCAGTTAGAAGGATACTGAGTACCGTCTTCAGTTGTGAAAGGCTGATCTAAGCCGATTGGTGTATTGTTCAGTTTAAACATTTTCAGTCCTTAACGTGCGAGTGAGTTCTTGAATGGGTTTTCGGCAAAGGCTGCGTAAATGTAAGTGCTACCACTTCCGTTGGTTGCGCTCCCGCTTCCTCGACATTTGAAGCCGTTTGATAAAACATCAAATGTATAGCCTACGCCTACGTTTTCTGCATCAGATTTATTTGGGAACAGGACTGTATCAGCAGCGTTGTATGTCGCTCTAGAAGTATCTGTAAGCACCCACTCCGATAAAGCGCTGGTGCATTTTGTAAGAATGAATTTAGGTCTAAACCCACAGTAAACAAACGGCCCATCAGCAGACCCGTTGCCTGTGTAGCTTCCGAACTTGGAGTAGCCAGCGACTTCAGCGAATAGGTAGGCGACGTAGGTCTGCCCAGATGCGTTTGCTTCACCAGCAGTTCCAACAGAAAAAACGGATGATGTTGGAGCCGTATTGTTCCAGTTTGTTGTACTAGAAGACGCATTGGTAAGGCTTAGATACAGCGCGTTTGCTGCGCCTATGCTTGCATGATAAACACCCCAATGAGCAACACCACCGCGATTTTTTGTGATTATCATTTTTGGCGCAACTCCAAGCGAGTGCGCGATGTTCTGGCTTGTGCCGTTCCCCGTATAGGTCACAATGTCAAAGCCAGCGGATACTGATTCTTTCCATTGCCAGCCTACGTACGTCAGGCCACTGCCGTTATAAACAAGGTTTGACCCTAAACTAAAACCACCTGAATTAAACGATGTGACTGAGTTTGCTGCTGTACCTTCAGCGCTTGTTGCATTTGTTTCTAGATATTGGTTTGCTCCACGAACAGAATCATTTACATAGTTCCCATAAGCGTTGCTTCTAGATTTAACCCACACCAAATCTGGCTGCATTGCACCACTATTCACAATGCTCTGAGTGCTTCCGTTACCAGTATAAGTCGTAGCATCAAAGTACTGATTACCCTTCTTGATAGTCGAATCAGGCAAGTTCTGCGTGTTCAGTGCCTTGAAGCCTGTTGGTGGCGTGTAGGCGAAGGGGCGTTGACCGAAGTTGGCGTTAAGAGTAGTTACTCCGTCAGGTGTAATCCAGTATGTTGAAGCGCCAAAAAATAAATTTGCGGGGACGGATGTATACGCAGGGTTTGTTCCTGCTGCGGGGTCGCCAGACGCTTGCCACACGCCATTCTTTCCGAACCATACTTTTCCGTTGTCAACGTCATATGCGACTTGAATTAAATCGCCGCTACCCCAAGTGGAGCCATACGCCGCGCTACCCCCGTTGTTCAGCTTCGAAGCGGCGGATTGATAGCCGTATGACGTTGCTGTTTGTCCGCAATACGTTGCACTAGAAGATGCGTCATGTAGACCTACTATGGCTTGCGAAGTTAAAGACGTAGTCCCAGAATATGAGCAAGAAAATTCAGCGTACCATTTCCCGCTTGGCGCAGCAACTGTTGCCCAACGGGAATGCCAAGCGGCAGCTCCTGAGCTTTCTGTAACAGTCAAATTTCCATTTGATGCAACTAGATAACCAGCAGGATTAGCCGCTAATGGATTCATCACACAGTAGTTGCCACGCCCATTGCCGCCATCGGCGTACATCGTAGGCACATCAATCATGGAGTCATACGTCACACCTGCGGTCACGCTGATGTTGTTTGGTGTCCAGTTGTTACCGTTGCCTGAGCTGTCCTTGCCAATGGCTGCGGCTGTCGCTGCGCTGTTGTCAGAGAAGTTCAGGTAGAAGCCGTTTGTGCCGTATGTGCCAGCGTACTTCTTAGGCTTCCACACGCCAGTGACCGCATCGGTTTCACCGAAGCTGGATGGTGTCAGGGCTTGACCGTCAATGAAGTTTACTTCGGTTAGGTAGCCGTCGAAGTAACTGCTGGTTACGATGTACGTCCCGATATAGTGCGCCACGTTGTAGTTAAACGAGGTATCAAAGTTTAGTGACGGGTAGCTTGCTACTGCAAGAGACGTTACTTGCACACCGTTTACAAAGATTTTTACACGGTTTGAAGCGGTTGCTTGTGTTGTATCAATGTCAACTACGATGTGATACCAAGCGGATGGGTCGCGAAACACTTGCGTTGTGGCTACTTGCCAAACAAACCCAGTAGATGAGTTGTAATCGAATACTTCCAACGTGTCCGATGCCGTGAACCGAAGGTATCCGTATATTAGGCCTATTCCGCTTGTTCCAAGCAACTGTTGCTGCGCTCCGACTTGTCCACGCTTAACCCAAGCGCTGTACGTCCAAGTCTTGCGGTTCGTTGCGGTTGCTGGCGTCCGATTGAAATAAGCAGATGCACTAGAGCGCAGACGCACAGAGCGGCTGATTTGGTAGCCCTCTGGTGTCAGTAACAGGTTTTGGTTAATTACGCTCATTTAACGTCACCAATCAAACGTGCAGTAATACGGCTTGAACTTTCAACGTAGTAGGCCAGCACATCAACAGCCGATGCAGTTGTTGTCAGGCTTGGCGCTGTACCGTTTGCGAACTTCCAGTAACTCCCATACGCCAAAGTGCGTGAGCCTGTGCCGTCTTGAGTGATAACAATCACGCCAGATTGACCAGCAGTCAGGTTTGATGGGTTAGCCAGTGTTCTATTGCCGCCAATCGTCAGGCTGTAATTGTTAGCCACAGCAAAGTCAGGCGTGATGGTTGAGCCGTCTGTCAAAGCTGAAACAGTGCCTCGTTGGGCTGCTGAGAAGCTCTGAGCAGTGCCAATTTGAGCTAAGTTAGCCAAGACGTAAGCGCCGATTTGTGTCACAGCGTCTGTCGATTGGTCAAGCGTCAACAATGAAATCCAAGCATCATTGTCTTCATTACGCATCTTCAGAATGTTGTTTGCCGTGTCGTACCACTTCATATTTGCAAAAGTGGTCGATGGGGCTGTTGCCCCGCTGCTTTGTGTGCCTAACGCTTGCAGCGCATCGTTCAAATCAGAACGAAATGCTGGAAAACCTTGGTTGGCAATAGATAAGTCATGCTGAGACAATTTAAAACTCCTTTAAGCGGCTAGTTCGCCGTAACCTTTGGCAACATAATCAAATGTTCGGCTCACTGCCGTTCCGCCTGAATTCTTGAATGTGATTGTAAAGCCTGTGGCTGATTTTGATGTGATTTCGTAGAAGTCGCCTTGAACTAAATTCTGTGCAGCAATACCCAAGGCTGGAGATTCCTTGAAAGCAGGGCTAAACGTCACAGAATAAGCGCCAGCGCCAGAAACCAAGTCATCGCCTGAAGTCACACGGTCTGGCATATCAATCGAAACCGACAGATTAGAGACAGACGGGCTTGATTCGCCAGTTAAAGAGGTTAAAACAATCTTGAAGCGTAAGCCTCTAGCTTTGTAGTCTCCAACATGGAAAAGCCTGTAATCCGACCATGTAGGCGTTCCAGCAGGGTCATCTTCTGTTGTAGAAATGTAGAACTGAACGTTTGTGTCGCCGTATGTGTTCGGGTCACCATCAAACAAGCCTGTCTGGTCATCAAAGTTGCCTGTCTTGTCATCAAACAGATTCACATAATCAACACGACCAACCGTAATGTTTGAGGTCACGCGAGACGTATAGACAGCGCCAAGATCAACAGAGTTGCCAAAGATATAAGTGCCTTCTGTCGATGTAGTGCCGCCACCGCCATCAAAGTCGCCAACATAGTCATCAAAGTCACCTGTTGCTGAATCAAAGTCAATCGAGGTGTCTAGGATTAAATGCCCGAACTCATTAACGCTGCACTCAGTCTTTGTTCCAGCAAATGAAGGCGATTCAGTGATTGTCTGAATGACGTTTAGACCTTTAATGTCCTCAATCACAGCCACAACTTCAGCCACGTTCAATGATTCATTGCCCAACTTATCAATGGCCTTGATAAAGTAAGTGCCCGTCATCGCTGGAGCTACCGCAAAGACGCTAGGTCGAGGCACTTTTGTGACCAAATCAACAGCGTTTGAGTAAGTCGCACCAGTTGTTTCACGGGAATGGCGAACCCGATAATGGCTCAAATCCAAGTCACCGACAGGATTCCAAGTCAGATAAGCCTGAGCGCCAACGATGTTGATTGAAAAGCCTGTAACGTCTTCAGGTGGCGCGGTCTTACCAACCACCTCATGCGCGGCAGTAGTCCAATCAGAGCGCACGTTAAGCGTGTTGATTGTCCTAGCGCGTACATCGTAAACAGCGCCGTCAACAACGTTATAGAGCTCAAACAGGTTTCCGCTGGCTTTGCCAAGGTTAATCCACTCAGTCGCAGTGCTGACCTTGGCTTGAACCTCGTAGTTGTCTTGGAATCCAGTTGAACCAGTTGTAGTCACGACCAGCTTGGTAATCACCGTTTCAGCAGCGATCTCCAAAACGTCAGTAACGGTAATACCACAAGGAGTAACGTCAAATGGGTTAGGTAGTGATGTGTTAGGCGCAAAGTCAACAACAGTTTCATCGCCAGTGTTCCAATCAAAGATTGCAGAAGCAGTCTCTCGCAGAGTCATGCTTACTGTTGGAGTTGGGCCTGTATCAGAGTTTGAGAAGTCAAAGTTCCAATCAACAACCTCAAAAACCTTGTTGTTCCAGCCGTAACGATCAATGTCAAGATAAACAGTGTCGCCTGTCTGCAATGCAAAGGCTGACAGCTTAAAAGTGCCAGTGACCGTGATTTGCTGGCGCATCTTCTCAAGATCAATCTTTGAAAGACGCTGGCAAGAAGCCACAGACGTTGTAAACGGAAACTGTATATCTTTCCAGATCGTTTCGTTGTCTTGGGCTGCGTAGGTTGCGTTTGTAACAGGCGGGAAGCTGCTTAATTGATAAAGCGCATCTGGCTCTGAATAAGTGCCTTTAACAGCGTTAAACAAGTCCCTGCGTGACAATGAACCTTGAATCGAAATCTCGCTTGCAAAGTCATCATCCGTGATTGTCAATGATGGTGTGCGGTACTCAGCGACTTTGATAGTCCATTTGCCACCAACATAGCTAAGTTGCCCACCGCAAGCGGTAAGCATCTTTCCTAAAACATCTTTTGGCTTTTCGCTTGTTACGAACGTTCCATTCAGCGTGTAACGCTTCTCTGTACCACCTTCAGAAAGATCAACATCTTCATCGCAAATGTCTGCGGCAGCGATAAAAGAATCGTCATCCACCTCTGCGCCGATAGCACCAAGGCCATAAACTGTGTTTGTCAGATAGTCTCGGATGCAAAGAGCAGCATTGTTTGAATAAACAGTTGTTGTTGTGCGAGGGTCGTAGACTTTTGCGCCTTCAATTTCCGCTGTGATGTTTGGCAAGCCTTGTGGGAACTTGTCTTGATCGAAAACAAGACGAGCGCCAAGCGTTGCTAGACCTTTGAATTGGTAAGCAGCAGCGGTGGTTCCAGAGAACAACTCCATTGCTGGCTGTGTAGCAGTGCCAAGCGCGTAGTCAAAGTTTATGACTGTTGTGCTGTCTTTGTATGAGATCGTGTAAATGCTACCGCTTGAAGTCAACGTAAAAGGCTCATCGTTCACATAAACACGGCTGATTGCGTTTATTTCATGTCCAGCAAGAACCATCGCCATATACATGGTTTCGTTCTTTGAACCAGTTGATTCCATGTGAACAATAGTTCCACCAACTCGGGTTTTACCGTAGACAACACGGGCATCAGCGGCAGGGTTTCGACTAGAAACAAGTTGCCCACGCAGTTGTGCGCTTAAATCGTATGCTTCAGGCGTTTTTGCCGTGAGCTGCATGACTGTGCTGGCAGCAGCAGCCATTGCCGCAGCAGTTCCAACAGAACTCCAAGCAAAAGCAGCACCGCCAGCAGTTGCCACGATTGCATAAGCAACAGCAGCAACAACAGCAGCCGTGACAGCAGCTTTAAAAACAGAACTTAGACTGAAGCCCATTTATCTACCCCAAGAGATTTGGCGGTCTTGCAACTGAGCAACACCAGAAAGTGATTCGTCACCAGAATGTCTGCTTAACTGATCTTCACTTGTTAAACGGATTGGTCTTGGGCGATCTAAGTCAATCAAGACGTTTTCAACGTTAATCGCAATGGTTGCAACGTTGCCGTTCTCTTGAAGGGTCATTATGTCCATGCGACCAGCGAAAACCTGATACATATCAGAGACAGGCTGGTTTGTTGAGTCTAACGCGCCAAGATAAACCTTTGCAGACCTACCTCGGTAGTTTTCACCAAGCATGATTGCAATGATTGACGAATTAAGAGCAGAAAACGTGATTGTTATGCCGTTTGCAGACAAGTCTGCTGGCTCATTCGTTCCAGAAAGCCCAATAACTAGACCTGAACCTGTCCAAGTCTCGCCATTGGCCTCAATGTCATCGTAGCCTGTCCAAAAGCGTAAGTCGCCAGAGTCGAACAGCAACTCAATGGCGTAAAACGGCTTTAGTTCCGTTGCTGCTAACTCTGTGGAAAGCGCAGATGGCAGTGAACGTGACATTACAGCGCCTCTCTTGCAGGAAACGTCATGCCGTAGATGCTCGCCTCGTTTACATCCCAATCTTGCTGGTTTGTAGACAAGCGGAACAAGCCTTTAGCGCCGCTTACAGTGATCGCAGCGTTATCAGAAGGAGCAGAACGCAAGTCAGGCCACAAAGTCAAAGTGGCATCACCAGACGAGTCTGAATTAACGTCATCCAAGACTTTATGCAGTTTGGCAGACGAGCCAGAACCAAGTTGGATGTAGTCGCCAGCCTTCAAGATGCCTGTCGTGTCTGGTGTCCAGCCGTCAGTAATCAACTCAGAACCAGTTTGGCTTGCGCCTTTTACCAAAGGAGTACCTGTTGCCACGCCTCTCGCTGTCGCTCCGTTAGGGTCGCCAAGCAAGAATGTTCCATAAGAGCCGTTCAACTTGAGCAGAAACGAAATCCAATACTCAGCATCGGCTCGTTTCATAGGCGGCAAAGAGATTTCAGCTTCCCAGAATTGCCCAGAGAACTTGTAAACCTGTTGTTTAGAAGTAAAAGGCGACTGAGAAACGCCAACCACGTTGTTTGCAGAGATACGAACCTTTGCAATTCCTGTGGTTGTTGGCAGCGCCAAAGGGTATGAGATTGCCATGTTAAGCCATCATCTTTCCATAGTTACCGCCACGCAATTTAGCATCCGCGACAGCCGCTTTAGCTGCGTTTGAGATTTGTGGCATTAAGCCCATTATCTCAGCACGAACGGTCTGCTGAACGCCTGTTGTGACGTTAATTGTTTGATTTACAACCACGCCACTGCCGCCCATGTCGCTGTTTGGAACGATTGAGCCTGATTGGTTCGGGATGAACATCTCAGGGCCACGCTCGCCAACAAGGTATTGCTGACCAGCTTGAACAGAACCGCCGATTGCCTTTCCTGTCGCTGGCATTGGGCCTACAAAATTCCCTGCTGACTGTGAGCCAACAAAAGGATTGTTAAAGCCTAAGGCTTGAGCGATTGGGCCAGTGATTTGCTGCTGAACCATGATGCGAATCAAGTCATTGATGATGCTTGTTGCCATACTTGAGAAAGCATCACGAACGCTCATTGTTCCGTTAATCAACCCAACAAATGAGTCTTCAAGGGAACGAATAGCCCCAAGTTGCATACTAACCATTGCACGATCAACATCTTGAGCAGCCCTTGCGTAATCTCGCAATGCTTGTGTAGCGTCTGCGCCTTTTGTACTTGTTGAATTAAACAACTTTTTTACAGCAGCATCATAGTATTCAGCACTAAGACCGCCTTCAAAGAAAAGTTGGTCAAGGATTCTTAATTGTTCAGCCAATTCTGCTGCTTTTGCAACATCTGAACCGTTGATAGCATTTCCAACAGCGGCTCTCATGCGAGTTGCATAGTCATCAACAGTTTTTAATTGCTCTTGAATCTTTTGCGCTGTAACTGTCATCTCTGGCAATTCAGCGTTTTTCTTTAACTCGCCTTTAAGCAAAGCAAGTTTCATCGTCACAGATTCGATCTCTTTTGTTAGACCTTCTGTGAAGATTGCGCCTTCAAGTTTTGACTTCAGGAAATCAAGTTCTTCTGTATAAGCCTTGATCGCGCCTTCCTCGCCAAACGCAGCAACCTTTGACGCAACTTCTAAACCCTGAATAAAGTCAAGACTTGCCTTCTTTGCGTCAGAAATACGAGCAATGAAACTTGTCAAATTCTTTGTCGATTCGACCAACCAATCATTAAATCCAGACTTACCGACCTCAATAGCCAACAAGCTGATCGAGTCAGCGAGGCTTGAGAAAGCGCCGCCAATGGTGTTTGCTTGACGCTCCATGCCGCCAGCAAACTTGGTGTCTCCCAACTGTGTCAGATAGTTAATCATTGACTGCGAGTCACGACCAATCGAGGTGGTAACTCCAGCGAATGTCAGCTTGACAGTGTTTCCTTCAGCGTTTGCCTTAATGCCAAACTCTTTAAGTCGCTCAAACTCGCCAACAGAAGCGTCAGCAATAGCCTCAATGAACTGGTCAAGTGATTTGCCTGTGCCAGCAGCAATGTTGCCAAATGATGTGAGTTGTGCGATTGTGGGAGCGATGCCGCGAGCAATCAACTTGTTAAAGCCGCCTACGACTTCTTCAAGACCAAATGGTGTGGTCGCTGCAAATTGGCTAAGTGTCTCGAACGCTTGAGCTGCTTTTTCAGTCGAACCAGTGAATGTGATTAGACTAGCTTCAAGGTTTTGGAATGATTTGTTTGCGCTAATGAGAACGCCAACTGTTGCGCCACTTACAACGCCAGCAATCGCTGCTTGAACGCTGAAAACAGCACTCTTTAGGCCACCAAGCGATCTGTCAACGCTGGTAAAAGCGGCTTTTGTGTCATCTACCGCTTTTAGCTTGATATTTACGTCTTGAGCAGCCATCATTTTTCCTTATCTTTTAACTGGAAAAACGCAATCCACTCATGCAACTCAGTGACTGAGATTTCCTCGATTTCCTCAATCGTCTTGTGGAGTCTATCAGCCAACGCTATGAGGTTGAACCTCATAGTGTCAGCTTTTAGTCGTTTCCCAAGTCTTCAACCTGTTCAATGGTTGAAAACATTTGACCAGCAAGAGTGCTAATCAACGAAACAGGCTCACGCATCAAGAATGGCTTGTCTTCAAGAGTAAACAGCCTTTCGCCGTTTTCATCTTCTGCTTTCATAATCAACAAGTCAACCATTGATGCGATTGACGGGCTGTTGATAAAGTTTGGATGCTTGCGCTGCAAACGATCTACATCGCCACAGTTCAAGAAACTTGTGAACAAAACAAGCGGAGCGCCATCGTCACCCCACTCTGCAACCTCAATGCGATTGCGCTTTTGTTGCCGCTTGGCGGCTAGGCGTTTACCTAAACTCATTAGGATGCTGTGCTAATTGACAAAGCGCCAGTGCCTTTGAAGGTGAGTGAAGATTCAATCATTCCGTCAAAAGATGCTGTGCGTGTGATGCCAGTAACAATCGCAGTGCCGCTGAAGTATGTGTCGCCAGTTGTAGCGCCTTCAGGGTAAACGTTCAAAGTGATAGATGTGCCGATTGTGCAAGCGCCTTGGCCTGTCGTGTCGGTTTCATCCCAGAACACATCAACTGAACCATCCCAAGTGTTTAACGAGGATTGGTAAGTGCGAGCAGAGTCGCCCATTGTTGTGTCTTCGATGGTGTCAGCAGTTTGGTTGATTGACCAAGTGCGGATTTCAGCGATGGCGTTAGAACCGATTTTCACAGTTCCTTCTGAGCCTTTATGAGTAGCCATGATTTTTCCTTTGTGGAATTAGCGCCTTAAACAGCGCCTCGGGTGAAATTATATAGAACTCTGACCGTAACAATGACACCACCAATGGGAGAAATTGAACCTTCGTCAGTTTCAACAGATACAACTTGAGTGTCAAGCGCATAACCGCCGCGAGTGCGGTCTGCGTCTAACGCTTCCTCGATGTATTCGACCAATGTGTTTCGAGCCGTATCAATCGCCGTGTCTTTAACGTAACCAATGATTTGGTAGTCAATAGAACCCTCTCGGGTAATGCTGCTTCCACCAATAGTTGTGTCTCCACGGGATTCTTGGCCTGTCTGCACAATGACAGCAGGGAATTGAGCGTTTGACAGCTTGGTAAAGTCAAAAGGCTCACGGGTCACGAACTGAATTTGCGAAACGCCATCCAGAGCCGTTACCACGCTTGCAGCGATTGATTCACGTTTGCTCATTTCAATTCCTTAAGAAAAAACTTGTTCAACTTACCAGCTTCTGACTGATTAAAGCCAAAGAACTTGCGTTTCTGGTTGTTGAAGGCTGCTTTTTTCGCTTCTGTTGCTCTGCCAAAGAAAATCTCAACAACGTTAGAGCCTAGACTGCGTTGCTGGATGCTTGAAAGCATTTCGCCATGCACAGTTAGGTTGACGATGCCAGATGCGTCACCACCAAAAGCCCTACGACCACTTCCAGCTCTATTCCAGCCTTCAGCCTTTGCCTTGCGGTAAGCGGGTGAATAAGCTCTGAACTTGCCTTCGTAGCCAACGCCTTTGGCTGTTCGATCAAGAATTATCTGCGTTCCGTATTGCGCTGTTTTAAGCAACGACTTGCTGATTGCCCTATTCATTTCAAGTTGAGTCTTTTTCAGGTCTTTTTGTACCTGAGCCATATCAATTTGAATGTCTAGTTTCATCTCACAAGTCGCCCAAAGTAAACAGGAGCCTTTTCAGATTCAGTTACCGTGTCATCATTGTTGAAGTCGTATTCAACACCGTCACGGATAACAGCGGCTAATTCTTCCTCATATCGCGTCTTATAGAACGTAATCATGTTTTGGAATCGGTCGCCATCAACCCAGTTTGTCAGCTTTGGCAGTGCGTGTTTCCACAAGACTAGATAGGCAGAAGCCTTAGTCCACTGCGAGGCTGTCAATAGTGTTGAATCCATTTCAACTGATAGCTGAAGTTTTGGATACCACTTAGCTCGTAATTCACGCTCAATCTCGGCTTGCGCCAAGGCGTGTTTGTCAGAGAAGGATGTGATGCCAAAGTCCAGAATATCAGGGATGATTTCCATTAAATCTGAATCTGTACTGAACGCCATGATTGTTCCTTTTTTAAAGAAACCCCACCTCGGATGAGGCAGGGTTAGTCTTTAATTACAGGCCAGCGTCAAAGTACATTTCCACGCCGAATGTGTCATCCAACTCGCCGACACCGTAGGTGGCAGTTGCGTTGAGTTCCCATGCGCGGTTAGAAGCGTCACGTTGTGGCTCGATTGTGAAGTCCTTTTTCATTGCCAAGGCAAATGCTTGAGGTGCGAACACAGCGCCTTTTGTATCGCCAGAACCGTCAATGGTCAGGTTTGCAGATTCGTAAATGTCGATGCCAGCGATAGTGCCGACATAGCCAGTACGCATTGCTTCGTTTTGCAAGTCGCCGCCAGCAGGGTTTGCAAAGGTGTTAGTCAATGCAGATTTCACTGGATAGATTTGATATGGGTGGAACACGCCAACCAAACGACCAGTTGCCTTGTTAGCGCGCAAAGTAGCTGCGGCTTGGAACAAGTAAGCGATAGTCATCTCGGTGGTTGTTGAACCCAAAGAAGTGCTCAGGCCATCGAACAAGGCAATAATGTCTTTGTCCATCTTGGTGGCGATAGCATTACCCAAAACAACGCCCAATTCTTGAGCAGGGTTGCCAGAGCCGTTTGCAGCCAAGTCTGTCAACAGAACTTGAGCGCCAACTTCACCAACGGTGATGGTCACGCTAGATGTAGACACAGCGGTGCTGCTCATGTCTGTGCCTTCAGTCAATGCAGCAGCACTGATTGCTGGGTACTTAGGAACTTGAACTGTGTTGCCTTTTTGATTGCCAATGTCGTACATGGTAACCAAACCGCGCAACAAAGACTGTTCTTCAGCAGTGTAGCGAGCTTGTGCAACGATGTTTACAAACAGATCGTCAAGGGTCGAGGTGGTGGTAGCAGCCATTTGAAATACTCCAAAAAGAAAAAATGAAAGTGGATTTTATTTGCGTTTTTGAGCTTGAGCAAAGGCTTCTTTACCGCCATTGTCCCAATTCTCTAGCATCGCAGCCACAGACATAGGTTTCTGTGTGGAACCACCAGCGCTGCCTCGGCTGCCTGAACCACCTGAAGTGGCTCGGACAAAGTGAGGGTTTGCCGTTAAAAATTCGCTCATTAACTCATTAACTGAGAATAACTCGCCTTTGTCATTGTAGCGCACAGCACCTGTCTTATCAACAACCTCAACGTTTCCATCATCGCCAAGGCGAATATTGGAACGGAGCAATGACGAAACTTGGTCTGGCGATACCGCATTGAGTGAAGATGCTGCGTTTAACAGCGATCCCTCAACTTGAATCTGGTGCAGCTTGGCAGTCAAGGACTGAATCTGCGTGTCTTTCTTTTCGACAGTGGTTTTAAGCACCTTTTCAAAGTCGCCACGTTGTTTAGCCACTTCGAGTTCAGCTTGTTGCTTTTCCTCTAAGGCTCTACGGGCAGCGTCAATGTCAATGCCGTCTGTCTGCTTTTCAAAACGCTTGCGCTCACGGGCTAGACGCTGTTCGAGGATGCGGTCTACTTCCTCTTGAGTGAATACCTTTGAAGGCTCTTGGTTTTGGGTTTGGTCTTCTTGTTGACCATCCATGATTTGATCGCTCATGTTGCGTACCTCTTTCGAGTAGTTAAAAAATCGTTATTTGGATTTCTTCTTTTGTGTAGAAGGAACCCAACCAGTTTTTCGCAGAGTGCCATAGACATAAGCATCGGCACGTTCTTCGCTTAGATGCTTTTTCTTTGCCTCTTTTTTAAGCTCAGATTCTAGCTTCATTAATGCTTTTTTCATGTCAACACTCCGTTTGGAACTTCTTTTTCAGTATAAGGGATTCCGTCTTCAATAGCTTGAAGGATGTTTTCAAATATTTCAAGCGAATCATTGAAGTTCACACCAGTAATGATTGGCTCAACGCCAAACTTCTTGATGTGAAGGTCAATAATGTCTTGTGCTTCTAAGGCTTTCATTTCAACCCCTCTGCGATTAGTTCATCAAATCGCTTTGTCATTTCTGGGAACTTCTGCTTTGCAATATCCCAGAACTCAGTGTTTCTCAGTGCAAACAAGTTGGCAAACACTTCTTTTGGCTTAGAGCCAGCACGTTTGAAATAGGTCTTCCCATGTCCAAAAGTGCCTGACTTGTAGCTTTGGAACTCGCCATTTGTGAGCGCATCAACAATGTCTGAGAAGTTGCCAAGCTCGTCATTCTTGAGTTGCGACTTCTTGATTGTGTAAGTTCCATACTTTGATTGAACTTCGACAGTCTCAAACAGCAAGGTATGCAAGTCTTCCATTGCAACGCCTTTGGCTGGCATCCTATGAAGTCCAAGCGTCTTACGGTCTGTGTCAAAGGCTTTCAAAAATGCTGAGTCAAGCTCACTTATGCCTTGATAGTCCTTGCCAAGCATGAAGTCAACGTGATGCCCGTATTCGTGACGAACGATTGAGCCGCTGCGCTTGCCAACCTCTGCCTCTAAGCGTCTTGAGATTGAGTAATAAGCGCCAGCGCCAACCTTGTCCTCAAGCGTTGAAGGCTTTGGCAGCTTGTTAACCAAGTTGATCTGGTCATCAGACAGCTTGTTCATCTCAGTAATGAACGCCTCTTTTGAGCCAGTGACAACTACTTCCTCGGGAATGACAAAGCTAGGCTTCTCATCGACAGGCGCTTTCTTTGGCTCTGTCTTAACATCAGTCTCTGAGTAATATGGTCGCCAGTGATGGCGGCAGTTGTAGCCACCACGCACAATAAACGGGTTACCAGCAGCCTTGCCAGCCCAGTTGCCAGCCCAAATCTCTTGGATTTCGTCTTCTGTGTAGACCTTGCCAGCGTGTTCACGGCAGAACTCACGCGAATCTTGAATTGTGCTTCCGTAATACTTCCAACGCTCTGCGCCAGTTTCCTTACCAGCGGCAACGTTCACGGATGCGTCAAACTGCATTAGCGAGTCATGCACCATCTGAGTTGCATAGCGTCTCATGTTGTTGCCTAGCTTGTCAGCGGCATAAACAGAGTGCAACTTCTTGATTGCCTCGTCAGCGCCAGCACCACCAGCATTGGCAATGTTTACCAACCTAGCCACTTCAGCTTGATCTGATTGGGCATAAACGCCATTGATCTTCTGACGAACAGCCTTGATTGATTCGTCAATCGGTCTGCCAGTAAGCGTGTTCTGATAAACCTCGTTTGAAAGCTCATTCAGAAACGTTCCAGCAATGTCCTCAAAGCCTTGGAAAGACACACGCTGCAACGAGTTGATAGTTTCAGGCGATAGACCAACAAAGTCTGTGTAGCGTGAAATCATCTTTTCGGCAGAGTCAGCAGCTTTCTTGTAGTCTGTGACGTTCTTGTTTGCCGTGTTGAGGTATTCCTCAGTCATTACCTTGAGAATGTCACGCCTTGCCGCGATTGCCCATTCCAAATCAAACAGTTTGCCGTTTTGCAACGGAGCAGAACCAAGAAGACCAGCAATCTTGTCTTCAAGTGCCGACAGCGCATCAATCATGCGCTTTTCGTGCAAATCGCCCAGTTTTTCTAATATCTGAGCGTGTTCTGTATCAAATGCCATTAGAACTGACCGATAACAACGGTACTTGCGTCAATCTCGTCATAAGCAGTTTGCAACTTTTCGTCATCAAGAACCAAGTCAGCGATTTGCTTATCAACTTCTGATTGCAATGTGCGAGAACGAACACCAGCAGCTTTAACGGATTGCAAGAATTCCAACTCTTTCGGATAGTCACGAATGTCAAAGCTGTCAGGGTAAGAAACCTCAACGTCTGGCGTGACTTCTTGCCACTTGCAGAACAAAGCCCACAACTGCTCCTCAGCCAACTCAAGCAAGTCAGCCTTCTCAGCCAAACGAGCATTAAGCAACTGGAATTCAGTCTGCAAGGCGATGCCAGATGTAGTCACAGCCTCAGTGCCACGAATAGCGCCCATGTGAGCCATGCGGTTAATAGCGTTCACCTTGTCAGTAATAGATGCACGAATTGCGTCTAGGTTGCTGCCGCTTGGCTGGATTTGGTACGGCTTGAGGTTAGGGTCGAGGTCGTCAGGCATATTAACCACAGAACCAGCGCCAGCACTGGCATCTGTGCCAGTAGTCTTGACCAAGGTTGGGTGGTTGCTTATACGAATCAACTGCTCGATCTCTGAGTTCTCTTGGTAAATCGCCTTCTGCATTGTTGAAATGTCAGTCAAGTCGCTGATACCAATGCCACGAATAACAGAACGTTGAGACGGAACAAACACGGCTGGAATCATGCCGAGTGGGTTTTCCATTTCCTCAAGCATCTTTGATTCGCTTTGGTTTGAAACCTGATAAAGACGGATGAAGTCCTTAGTCCACTCGCGGACTGTTTCTTCAGT